TTGCACACACATAACAGCATACTTGTCGTCTGCTTGATCAAACAGTTCTTTAATGTCTGTGGTAAGGATCATATCGCAATCCATAAACACTGCCCATCCTTTGAAGTTAGCAAGCTCTGGCACTAAAAAACGTGTAAATGTAAATTCAGTACTTGCAAGTTTATCTGTAGGTCTAGTATACCAGCCTGCATCTCGCAGCTCTTTTTGCTTTAAGGGATATACTTCTGCATCCTTGCTCCTAGCAATAATACTGTGCTTACAAACTTGATAAGCAATGTCTTCTCTTGGGTCATATCCTACGAATACTTTCATTGGTTTCTTCTTTCTATGTCTTCTTCTATGCACTCACTACCCCATTGTATTTCTAGTATGTGTGCGTTTTCTGTTCCAGAATTGCTTGGCTTGTGCCAAACTTCAATTCCAATTTCGTACGGCATTCCGTGTGGTTGTAATTGTACAGTATCTACCTTGCCATGCCATTCTGTTGTCATATCTACAACACCTTCTAGTATCATCCATTGTTCTGATCTTTTAAAATGTTTTTGATCACTTAGACTTTTGCCTGGATAGATTACAAGTTCTTTTACTTTATACCCTTGCTCAGGCTTATGATCTAACACACGCCAGTAGCCCCAGTCGCGCTCAGTTTTTTGTGTTTTCCATTCATCAAGTATCCAACTACTGCTATTAGCTTTATTCTCGCCACCTATCCCAAACGCAAAATCTACATAAGGCATGTTACCGTATGTTGCATATTCAGGCGTAGTTGTGTTAGTGCGATCTCCGCCATTAGCAAAGATAAGTTTTGTTCCGCTACTGTGTGTACTTAGTGTTTGAAATATTGCCTGACATGCACTATCGTCAGCATCATTAAATCCTATAACTTGATCTACAACTTTTAATTCTTTAATAATTGCACAACGTTCTTCGAAAGGCATAAACGGTCTACCCTTCTTGCGTGTTAACCAATCATCGCTATTTACACCAACAATTAACTTTGTACCTAGTTGTTTTGCTGCTTTAAAATATTCAATATGTCCGCTGTGTAGTGGATCAAAGCCACCTGTTACTAATACTACATTTTGCATAAAAATACTTATCTAGTAGTATACTATAAATTTAAAAACGTGGTTCGGCAACTGATAGTCTTTCTTCTAAACTATACGACTTAGGAACTTTAGTTACAGTTCTCTTAGGCCACATGTAACGTAATTTAGATTTGTAATGTGTAATTTTTGCATTCTTTTGTGGCTGTTTAAAATAAAAATTATTATAGATTGTACATGGAAAAATTTTAACAGTCATATTATGTAATTTTCTTTTACGCAAATAATCAACATTATTTAAAGCAAAAAGTTTATTCAACTCTTTTTGATCACTAATGCCAGTACTTACATTATTAATCCAAGTATTCATAAAGGCAATACTTGCAGGCGTCTTTTTAACAAATACTATTCCTGCATTAATTGGATCATCTCTTTCGTTTGACTTAGGTTTACGCATAGTTACACCAAAGTCCCAATCATCGTCTAATATTTCGTCTATACGACTCCACATTATTGCATCAGCATCAATCCATACAATTGTATCGTTGTCGTTAGCTTTAGTTAATGCATCTAGTATCATTGCGGGCTTACAAGGTATTTTAGCTCCTATACTATCACTAACCTTTCCTTGGAATGGTGTTCCGTAACCTAAGCCACCTAAATCGTAGACAGTAGTTTCATATCCTAATGTTTTTGCAGAACGATATGCTACATCTACCATATCTTTAAAATTCTTATCGGCTGCTGTAATTACTTTAATCATAATACTTGTTTTACTTTCTTACCTTTAACAACAACATTAAATCCTCGTTTTTCTTGTTCAAAAGGAAAATTATTACGTATTAGATATTCTGCAAGGCAACTTTTATATTTGCTGTTTTTTAATTTAGAAGTTAACCATAAAAATTCTTGTACTAACTGTCTATCTAAAAAGGGATAACGTGTTTCAATTCCATAGTGTCCTGCAATGTATTCTTCTTTATTAAGATACTGTACCTGTGTTCCGTCCCAAAAACTATGCCACGGCCAAAAGCCTTCTAATGTATTAGGAAACTTGCCGCCGAACTGACTATGCTTGTATATACGTTTTCCGTTAAATCCGTAGTCACTAATAATTTCATCAGCGCCTTGTCCGCTAAAATATATTCTTTGATTATTTGCGTTAGCTCTTTTGCATATAGTTGCCAAACCTTGTACTGCCTGATCGCTCTTTATATTGTAGTTTCTATGTCCATCGTCATATATAAAATCTTCACATTGAACAAGTTCTTCTTTGCGTTTATTAAAGTCTGCAATACTTAGTGTTATACTTTCTGTACTTGGTAGTATGTCAAAACGTGCCTTCATTACGTCTGGATTTTCATTGTTAACAATACTATAGCCCGTAGCTACAATACCTTGCTTATGTAATTCGCAAGCAATAGCACCGCTATCGAATCCGCTACTAAGTCCTAAGAACATTCCGTGTGTAGTATTTCGTGTACGCTTCTTTATACTATTACTAAATGCTTCGCACCAATTATCAAAACTATTATTTTTTTGTGTGATATCAAAATTAAAATTATTGTATTGTCTTAATATTTCTAATGTATCAAAGTTATATACTTGTGTTTTGTTTGCATATAATTTTTTACCGTTTGTAAATCCCAGTCCTTGTAGTTGACTGTTGTAAGATGCTACACAAAACTTATCTCCCTTAAATTCATACCAAAGAGGTTTGCATGCAAAAGTATCTGTGCTAATGATTAATTTACGTAGTTTATAGTCTATTAAAAAGATTGCATATTCGCCATCTAACATATGACAAAATTTTTCTCCATATGTATTATATAAATCTACAATACATTCGCCGTCGCTTGAATAGTTTCCAAATTCTTTGTAGTTATATATTTCGCCGTTAAAAACAGCAACAACATTATGTTTCTTAATAGGTTGAGGAGTTATTTCGCCTGTAATATGTAACAAGTTATGCAGATACCAAACGCCTTCTTCGCACTGTTCTACTGTGGTTAGATCGGGGCCGCGGGGCTTACACTTTTCATTTGATATCGTTGGGTTAGTATAATTAGTAGCTGCAAATCCACACATGCTAATTTTTCAATCTGTTTTTATCTTTTTTATGTTTACCATCAATATACATGCCGCCTATAGGTCCTGGTAAAACATGGATCTTAGAATGCAATTTATCTGCATCTATAAAGCCATTACCTGTCTTCTTAACAGCATATAAACGCCAACGAGATAGTTCTGTTGTTCCTAGAAATTGATAATCTGAATTCTCTGTTATGTTGTGCCAGAATGGCAAATCGTAATAATACTGGCAATGTCCGCGTTTTGTAAATTCAACGTCTGGTCCAATATGTATTGCTACTCCACCAATTTTTAAGCTATTATGTACATTTAAGAAAGCAGTATGTTGTGCTTCATATGGTTCTACATGTTCTATAGTTCCTGCGTTAGTTATTACATCAAAACATTCTTTGTATTCAGAAAAGTCTTGTAATTTTGATAGGTCTTTAACTAATGCTCCGTCTAGTCCATTTAAGTCTATTGAAGTGTGTTCATATCCTAATCTTGTAAAATATGCCTTTCCTGTAGTTTCGGATATTTTTTTATCTGGTCTAATAACTTGATTTCCGAGCTCTAACATTTTTAATCCATTTACTGAACTGTAAACTTGACTAATATGTTCATTGATCCAACGTAGATACGATGTCCTGTAACCCATTACGTTATTCCTTTCTTATAAAAAACAAACCACTTTCGTTAATATGTTTACCGTTTTCATTATTCTTTTTTGTGCCAGTGCATAAGTTTCTTATTTGTTTTGAATCTTCTTCTATCCATGTAAAGCCATAATCTGCTAAATGATTAATCCAATAGTCCTGCCACTGACAGTTTACATGATGATGCCCACGTTGTCCAGGAACGCCGTGTGTCATAAAAATATACTTGCCGCAAGTTAATGTTTGTAATAAGTTATCAATATATTCTTCACTTACGTGTTCTACTACTTCGATACAATTCACCATATCTACTTCTGTAGTATAACTACTTTCTGTAAGGTCAACTTTGGTTGTTGGATATACTGCATTGTCAACATTCTTTTGTAAACCCTCAATAGCAATAGAAGTTAATCCTTGTTCAGCAAACCATTTTGAGTGATGGCCGTATCCACTGCCTACGTCTAGTACAGAGCCAATGTTATATTTTTTTATTATATATGTCCACGCTTCGGGAGCAAACGTGTGTCTGTTTAATTCTACATTATTACCACCTAAATGTGGTTGAGTATCATCTAATACTACTTCTGCCATATAACTTGCTCCTTTATTATAATTATCACGATTGATAATAGTTAAAATTATTTCTCATTGGAAGTATTTGTTCTAAGAAAAACTTTTCTTCCTTATTCCAATCATGTCCTTTTTTACGTTCGTCTTTTTTACGTTTTCTAACATAATTATAAAATGTGTGAGTTTGTTTAAAATCAAAACCAAATATATTTACTTGTTTTGGGCTAACGTATGTAAGAAACCATATAAATGCAAGACCAATAGAAGGAATTGCATTTTCATTAAATTTACCTAAATCAAATAATCTTTGTAGAACAAAATTAGGAATAGTATATACAGGTTGATCTATACTACTCTGCTCATTTAAATAAATCTGCATCCAATTTACATTTTCTTTGTAGTCAAATAAATCTACAGATTTTGCCCAGTAATCGTTATTGTATACTACCCAATTAGTTTTTGATCCATGTGTAATGGTATTTTTATGATCTATGCCTAAGTTAAATCTTACAACAATATCATTTTTGTCTATAAGATTACCGTAGCCTCCTGGAGAATTAGTACTGTTATATAATGAACGTGCATTACCAATAACAGCAATTCTTTTATTATAGAATAGTCGAAATAATTTCTTATGATGTATGTCTATATATGACATTATAACGTAGCATCTTCCATGCCTGCTACTCTAAGTTTTACAACGTTTGTAATTTGCCATTGCTTCTGATCAAGTGCTTTGAGCACACCTAACCATTTATTACGTATTAATGCAAACTCATTTATAATTTTTTCGTAATCAACAACATCTGCTTCGCCGTCTACATATTTTTCTACGTCGCGGCTAGATAATGCTCGTTGGTAATTTTCAAGATATTTTTTAAAAAATGAGCTACGTAACCTACGTAGCTCAATATTTAAGTAATTTAGAATTGCTTCTAATTCTTGAAGTTGATTAAAACGCTGTTCAACAATTCCAGGCATCATTGCAGCCGACTTTTCAACATTACCTACAAGTTTGCATTCAGCTTTTGCTTGTACTAGTTCTGTTTCAAAATATGCTACTGCATCTGGAATTTTTGAAATATCGCGTGATATTTCTGAATACCAACCCATTAATTACTCATCCCAATCATCAAAGTCTTCTTCCTCGTCACCGTCATCAAAGTAGTAACCGACTGCTTCGTCTAGTGCGTAGTCATGTCCTATACATTCTTTCAATGTTTCATCTGATGTACCATAATCAGCAAGCAGATCAACAAATCTTTCTGCAACTACTTCTATTTGTTTTTTGTCAGTATACTCTTTAAACATTGTCCAAATATCACATATTTGTTCTGTATCCATTAAACCTTAGTCCTCAATTGGTTGTAAGTCAAGTGCCTCTTCTTCATCAACGGCTGTCTTGTCGTTATTTACCAATTGAGTTTCTTTAATTAAGTATTCTGACATAAGAAGATCAAGTTTAGGACCGAGCCACTGCTTACGGTAATCAAGATGTTCGTTGCCGTCTAAATCAACATATTTTAGTCTGTTGCCTTGCTTAACTAATAAATCTTTGGCTTCAAACAATTCAACTAGACCACTATAAGGATTCATACCAGTTTCGTATGGAATCTTTACTTGTACACCTTCAAACGGTTTTGCATAACGAGTTTTCATAACTTTACAGCCAGCACGGATACCCATAACTTGACTAATCTTGTTACCGTCTTCGTCTTCTTTTAGTTTTAGTTTCTTCATTGCTACAACAATACTTGATGCATAGATGAAGCCTTGTCCACCACTGATCTTGTCATCTGGATCAAACATATCCTGTGATGCGTATGTGTGGTTAGTACATACTAAGCCTACGTTATGTGAACCAATCATGTTAACTGTGTTACGAACAAGTGAAGTCAATGCCTTAGGCTTACGACCCATATCACCTTTCATATCACCCTTGTTAAATTGATCAACATCTGTAGGTGTTAGCAACATACCTAAACTATCAATAACAAACAATACTTTAGGGCGTTCTTCTTCGTTCATTGCTTTGTAGTCCGTCATAAACGTACTAATAGTTTTAGCAACGTCATCAATCATTGACATGTTAAGTTTAAGTAGTTTTTCTTCTGATGTATCTACATCTAGTGCATGTAGCCACGATTCGTCAAGTGCGTTCTCTGAGTCAATTAGTACTACAAAGATATCTTGATCTTGTGCTGCTTTTACAATATTGCCTGCACAGATATATGATTTGCCTGCTCCAGACTCTCCTGCAAAAACAGTTACCTTACCCATCGGAACACCTTTATTAAAGTCTCCTGAGATAAGATAATTGAGTGCATAGTTGCCAGTACTAATCCAGTCTGTAGGATCGTTAAATCCTGCACTCATTCCTGAAATAGATTTTGTTAATGATGTCCGAAACTTAGTCGGATCAAATGCCTTATTAGCCATAATATCTCCTAGATTAAAAGCGTATGGGGGATTGCTCCCCCATTATTGTTACTATCCTTGACGTGCTCTGATCATTGCAAGAATGTCATTTGCATTACCGCCTTCTGCAGGGGCTGCTTCTGGTGCTGGTGTTGCTTCTGCTACAGGAGCCGCTTCTGGTGCTGGTGCTGGTGTTGCTTCCGGTGCTGGAGCACTTTGGCTTACAGCAGTTGCTTGTGGACTTGGTTTTGTGTTTGGATCACCAGTCCGTGCTTGCATACCACTTGGACGGAAATAGTTGCTCCAACGATCTGCATCATATGCTTCACCGTCTACTGACGCTTCAAACATTTCTTGCATTACTTTCTGTGCAGTCTCGTCTGGCTTTTTAGGAAGGAAATCCGACAAATCAAACAATCCGTGTGTATTGATTGCATTCATTTCGTCGTCGGATAATGGACGTTCTCTACGTGCCCATGTACTTGTGCCATAATCAGCATAGCCGCCTTTTGAAGTTTTATTAAGACGGAAGTCTACACCAGCAGTATAATCTGTTGGCAATTCTTCCATATCAGGATCCATAAGTGCCTGCTTAATAAGCTGGAAAATTTGTGGACCAATAATAAAGCGTCTAATTGGATTGTCAGGTGCTTCATCGTCTGCTAAAGGATTATCTGTAACAAATCCTTGAAATACGTATGAACGCTTTTTCCAATATTTGCGACCCATATCTTCAAGTGATGCATCTTTAAACCATCCACGCACTTCGTTAAGAATATTACATGTTTCGCCATACATTTCCATGCATGGAATTTGTACTTGTACTGGTCGACTCGATGTGTCACCTTTTACTCCACTAAATGGAAGTTTAATCATCAAACGTTCTGCCCAGAAAAAATCTGCATTGGGGTTGCCGTCAGGAAGGAAACGCATCGTTGCTGATTCGCCTTCTTTAATATTCCAAAATGGGTAAATTGGGTTTGGACCTTGTGGTCCTCGGTTGCCGCCTGCGCCGGCTTCTTGTTCTTTGAGCTTCGCTCGGATTTCTGCTAATGATGCCATAGTGCCTTTTCTCCTATAATGTATGCCTATGTTAGAACAATATTATTATTGCTCTTAGTGCCTAATTTGTGTAGCACATACTATATACTACACTCTAATATTTATCTTGTCAAGTATTTTTTGTATTTTTTTTAGCTTTCTGCTAAATTTAGTGCTGTATAATCTTTTCCGATCGCATCACACTTATTTGCTATTTGCCTCATTGAAAGTGCAAATTCAGGAAGAATAATACGGTTGTATATATGTACACATTTAATCAATGGTAATTCTGAATCCTTTAACTTTTCATAAAGCGCCGGAAATTGCGATGCTGTATCAATATTATCGTCATGCATCTCTTGTATATCTTTTGTAAAATCCATAAGTGTATATGACATTATCTTACTCCTGCTAACTCTTTCATACGTTCAAGCCCTGACTCAACTCCCATTTGTTGCGGTTGTGTATCCATTTGGTACTCGTCGAACAAGGCTTGAACTTGCTCAATAAACGCCTTAGCAGGTTCTATGAACTGCTCGCCGTAATCTTTTTCTACCATTGTTAATACTGCTGTTTCGCCTTTTGGAAATTCGCCTGACTCTCTGTCATAGTATGATAGTATAAATTCGCCTAATGGTGTCTTTTCGTCCTTTTCAAGTGTAATCTCATCACCGTCTGGTCCGTCAATTTTATCGCCTTTTTTCTTGCCATTCATTTTGGCTTTCTTTACAGCGTGTGCGTATGCGTTGCCTTCATCAGTGTCGTCTTCTTTTTTGTTTCTGTCAAAATCTGTTGTATATAGATATTCCATTACAGGATACAATGCAGTTACAATTTGATTACCAAAGCGAGCATTTTTACCTGATCCTGGCTGAGTTTCTAGTTTCTTTGCTTCACCACGTAGTTTCATCATTGCGTCAATTGCAGCTTTGGCACCTTTGTCTAGTCCGCTAAATCCATTTGTTCTTGCTTCAATAAATGAATACACATCCCATACATCACTTACGTACTGATTTGCTAAGTTGCCTTGATCGTCATCTTGTCCACGTTCAATTGCTTTTCCTTTGCCACGTAGTGCGCCTAATACTTCTATAGCATCTTTACTTGTGTCAATATATGCTTCTTGTACTTCTTCTTCTGACTCAATCTTCTTACATTTGTTTACACGTTTGCCTTTGTTTTTACCAGTGCCTGCTTGTGTGCCGACTTTTCTATGTCCAGGCCAGCACTTATCTGGTCCTGCTACTTCTTCTATAGAGGCAGTTTGCATTTCGCCATCGTCTTTACTTCTGAGCATATCAATTACTTTTTTGCCACCATATAATAATGCAACTACTGCTAGTGCAGGTAGTGCATATTTTGCTGCCATTGCTGCAACTTGTTTAACTGCACCGCCTCCTAAAAATGCTGAAATCTCGCCTTGAATTGCTTCAATTCCGCCTTCGGCTTTTGCAAGTATATCTCCTGCTGAAGTTGCAAGGCCGTCCGCCATGTCGCCTACTGCATCAATAGCATCGCCTGCTTTTTTACCAACATATGCTCCACCGCCTACTGCTGCTGTAGTTCCTGGGTTTTTAAGAGCTGTCTTACCAACTACTCTAGCACCAGTAGCAGCGCCTTGGGCTCCTTTAGAAAGTATCTTCGCACCTATTTGTGCAAGCTTTGGTGCTGCTACTCTTGCTGCGGTTATCAATGCAGGAATAGCTAATGCTGGAAGAAATTCGTCTGTACGTTGTTCAGCTTCAGTTTCCATATCCTTTTGTACATTTTCCCAGTCGTTGCCTGCAGACTTACCGTACTTTGCAACAAATTCTTCTTTGCTCATTTCTTGTGCATCTTGGTGCATATCACTCATAGCACCTTCACCAAACTGGCCCATCATTTCTTCAAAGCCTTGCTCTAGTGCAATTTCTTCTCTTGATAAACGGTTTTTAGCTTTTTTTGCTTTATCTGCCTTGTCCATATGGCTATGATAATAATCTGACTTCATTTGTCCAATCTCATCAGGCGTTTTTCCAGTTGTGTCAATTCCTGATTTATCAAAATTTGCAAGGTCTGATTTTTTATATTGTTTGTCAAGTTTTCTTTTCATTAAAGTTTTACCGACACCTTTAAATGGACCTTCTTCTACCGACTTGTCTTTTTTCGCCCGTTCCTTTGCCTCTGCATCTGCTTTTGCATTGCCTGCTTTTTTCATTGCTTCAATGCCTTTGCTTGCTTCGTCAACCAATTCTTCTGGCCCTAGTTCTACAGCCTTTGTTCCTTCTTTTACTAAGTTGTAAATGTACGGAAAGATATCTTGCAATTCTTCGTTAAACTGTCTAATAGTAAGTTCGTCGATCCAATTTTCAGCAACGTCATTTGGTACATCTTCTAATACTGGAGTTTCAAATGCTTCAAATGTTTGCTTATAATAACCTGGCTTTTGTAATGACTCTATTGTTTTTTTAACTGTAGAAATGCGCTCTTTTACAATATCTAAATATCCTGATAAACTTTCTGCCATTACAGCTGAACGACCCATATAGTTTTTAAACTTACGCAGTTTTGCCATCTCTTCTGATAAACCTACAATATGTTTGCCAAAGTCATCATATGTGTTTCCACCTTCAGCAACGTGTCTTGCCATTGCTCTAGCACCACTTAGGTGTTTAAATGGATAACGGAATCTTTCTCCGTCTGGTGATTCAATATAAATCTTACCAATATTTCTTGTACGTCCAATTGTACTTTCTTGATCAACACTTTCTGTGTGTTTAATCATTATACGTGCTTCGCCTACATTTTGATAACTAATGCGGCTAGTTCCATAGAGTTTTGTTTCGTTCATTTTACCGTCCCCAGTACGATTTTTTGCTAAAAAATTATAATCTTTTTTTGTTAAATTTGATTTGTTAATATCTCTTACACTAAAGTCTAACATTCTTTTTTTACTAAAAATTCTTAATTCTTTGAGAAAATTAAACCAATTCTTTTTAGTAATATCATCTTGATATTCAACTATGTCATTTGAATAAAGCACAACTAAACCTTCGTTTTCGTCTATGCTTACACTTACTTTTCCAATAGGTGTTCCGTCATTTGTATACGCAAAATCAAAAAATCTTGCTTCTCCAGGATTATTAGTTACTGTCCCTGCTTGATCTCCTATAGTCATATTAGGAAATCTGCTTCTCAGTTTCTTAAACAAATCTTGGCTTATGTTATCTAGTTTCTGCATATTGTATTTATCTAATAGTTGGTACTTATAAAGATTGGCATAGGTGCTTCATAGTCTTCTAAATCTTCGGCTTGTGTGAATGTACTATACACTCTCGGATCCCAATCTTTTAATACAGTCATCATCCTCAATGATAATAATGTAGCACTAACAAGATCGTCAGTCATTCCGCTCTTTGCTTGATAGCTCGAACCAGTTGCAACAAATCCTTTAAGTTCAGATATTAAAGGTTTACTACGTATAATCATTTTATCATTTTCTACCATTGTTTTTAATCTACTACATGCTGTAACTTTTGTACTATGTGTAGTATTAAAGCCTTTTCTAAACTTACGTACATGTCCTTTACGTATTGGCTCGCTTACAAATAATCCTGGTATATTCTCTTCACCAAAGTCATTTATGACAATTAGTGCAGCTTCGCCTAAACCGTTATTCTCTACACTCCAATATATACCTTGTGGATTTTTTGTTTGGTCGTCAATATATTTACATATGTCTGCAAGCACACGTATTTGTCCTGGTATAGCAGTTTGATTATGCTGCCATTCTGCTACTTGTTCATATGTTGGTAATTCAAAGACTTGTATAGCTGCATAGTCACCTCCGGTACCCATCGATGGATCAAGTGCAATGCAATAAGTGTATTGACTTGTAGGCTTTTTATACCAACGTGTTTGCCCCATGTTTAGTATGGGAGAAGTGCCTTCCATTGCACTAAGTTTTATACTATTAACAAGCGTTTCGTCAAATACTAGGAATTCACATCCGTATTCGCGTCTAAATTTCTCTTCACCAATACGACCAATTTCAGCTTCTTTCCACGCTTCGTCTCTGTCCGGGTGTTCTTGCCATTCTGCTACAAAACTATGAAATCCATTTGTGCCAAGTTCTTGCTCATTACCATGTGCATCAAACTTTTGCTCTGCTTGTTTCCATATAGTAGCAAATGTATCTTCGTCTGAATTAGGTGTACTAGTAATAATAGCACGACCACCTGTTGCTAGTGTAGGAGATATTGAAGTCCAAAATTCTTCTGCGATGTTAGGCTGCACAAATGCAAACTCGTCACAGTATAGTAATGAAATACTCATACCACGTCCAGTATTTCCAGTAGTTGTTTGTGATACAATCCTACTACCATTTTCAAACTCTATACTACCTTTGTTGTAACTTGTAACGCCTGCCCTAATATGATCTTCACACGTTTCATAAACATAGCGTATGCGGGCCATAATCTCTTGCGCCCCTGTATACTTGTGTGCGGCAATAAGAATAGTTTGATCTGGATTAAACATAGCATACCATGCTAGATATATTGCAGCACAAGTTGTCTTGCCCGTTTGCCTAGGCATCATGTTTATGTTAAAACGATAGCTGTGATAACTGTGCATCAAACGTAATTGATACTCATAGGGGTCAAACAACAACTTACCTTGTACAGGATGCTGTATAAAAGCAAACTTCTTAGCAAAGTATAAGTATCCTTCATCAGGATCTGTACATGCTAGTAAGTCAGCAATTTGTTCTTCTGTAAATGTTTCTTTGGTATTAGCTTTTTTAGTTAATACGCCATCTAAACTCTTTGACATAAAACTATTTATAGAAAAAAATAGGCTCCGAAGAGCCTATTGATTTATTTGGGGGATACTTTAGCTACAACCGCAGCTTGAACACGCCATTAATTTCTTTTTACCTGGTGCACCGCATTTTGGACAATCTTTTACTTGACCGCTTTCATCTGTACCTTTTTTAGATTTTTTATCAGCAATAGCTTTTTTCATTGGTTCTTTTTTATCGCCGTCGCCATCTAAGTCTGGAAAGTCTGGCTTTGCTTTCTTTTCACTAAGTGCTGCCATAAGTCTTTGTTTTACAGTTTCAACAGCCATTGGATTGTCACCTAGTTGTGTAGCAGCATATGCTTTCTTTTTTCGGTTTAAGTCGTTGCCATCTGGAATAGCATCGCTCATGTCACCGTATTGTGCATCAGGTTCGTTATCGTAACCTTCTTTTTCAGCACAGTCGCACGGATCATTATCGCAATTGCAATCACTAACTTCTTCACCGGTAAGTTTATCACCTAGTTTAGCACCAATTGCACTAGGTGCTGCTTTGCCAATAGCACTGCCAATCTTAGAACCTAATGCTGCGCCACCCGGGCCACCTATTGCGCCACCAAGTGCTCCGCCGCCTAGCCCGCCAATGCCGCCGAGTGCAGCGCTTGCGCCCGGAACTGCTGCTCCAAGTGCTCCGCCTGCTAATGCTCCCATTAAGCCAGCTTTTAAATCTTCATCGCCTTCTACGTCATCTTTACCTGGAATATCCGGGTCGTCTCCCATTGCTGTGCGAAACTTTTCCATGTCTCCACGCATTCCTAAACTTGGTGCCGGAGCAGCTGGTTTGTCTTGCATGCCTGCATTTCCTTGCATTGCTGCAATCATATCACTAATTTCGGCGCCTGTTTCTGCACTAATAGAAATTGTAGCGGCTTCGTTTAATTCAGTTCTTTTAGATGTTTCAGATGTTTCTATATCTGTCATCTGTTTTATAAGTTTTTTCATATCCATGTTGTTAGCCTCCTACAACTGCTTTAGTATTTTCTTCCATCTCAATATCCGTTGATTCGCCTTTTGGAGCGCCTGCAGATGGTTCATGATCTCTTTCTTTACGTGCTGTTTCTAATTCTTTAAGCAAGCTCATTACACGCTCACCGGCAACATCAGCTTGTGCGCTTTCACCGCCCATGTCTTCGGTATTTAATACTGATTCGTAAGGTGTATCGTCTTTTGTTTCCTGATATTCTTCTCTAGGATCATTTGTATTTCTAACAATTATATAACTTTGGTCAACACCGCAACATCTACCTAAATATTCTTGTAACACTTGGCTTGTAGTTGGATATTCTACTTCAGCTTCAAAATACGTAACTTCCATATTTTGTAATTGAGGGAAATCTAATGGACGTTCCTGGATTGGAGTTTTTTTGCCTGCTGTCATATTAACTACACTAAATTTCTTTAGAGCTGTTTCTAATTTATCTACACAGTCGTCTGGACAATCTCCAGCAACTCCTATTTTAAATTCATAAGTCTTTTTTGACTCTGTAAGTATTTCTTTAAATGATCTCATTGCGCACTGATCCTATTGTTATATATTATTTATCTTTATCCAAGCCTTTTAATCTTTCTAATAGGCTATTCCTATCAGTGACTACATAGCCTTCCCCGTTAACTATGTCGCTGTCACCGGTACCTGAATCTTTATCCTGCTTTTCTTTTTTTAATTGTAGCTCAATCATTTTTAATTTTTTATCAAGCTTTGCTGTTTTTGCATCTAGTGTTGTTTTAAGCATACCGCCAGCTACTTCAAATACTCTACCACTATATCGACTTTCTACATTCATTCCTAGATCCATTAGATCTTCATACGCTTGCATAGCTTTGTCAGCAATATCGTTAAGCTCTTTATCTGCCATTTCACCTAAGCCTTTAACAGCAGGTAATGCAGAACTAATTTTGTCAAATTCAGCAATGTCACGCATAGTTTTATTCTTTTCTTCTATTTCGTGCATTCTTTGATCTGCTTCTTGTTCTTCCGCTTGTTCTATTATTTCTTTAGAATCAGGCAAATTTAATAAATCTTCTAATTTTTTAGTCATGGTTCCAATCCATTATATACTACTATTATTTATCGTCTGCGACCATTATGAAATATATCTTCTTCGGTAACGATTCTAAATAATATTCGTTTTTGTTTACACCATGCTCTTGCTGCTTCCCACTTTGCTTGATTTACTACATAATGAGCTTGATTATGTTTGCTGTTTCCTAATTTATCTCGTCTTGCTTGACTTAACGGTTTAACTTCTATAAGTTCTACTCGCTGTTTCCCTCCTTTATCATTATATGCAATAAAAAAGTCAGGTACATATATGGTTTGTTTACCCGTTAATGGATTTCTATAAGGAATACGTATTGCTTCACTTGCCCATTGACTTACACTTGGGTGCTCATCGCAAAATTTCATAAATGTAAATTCCCATCCTGATCTATATGTTGGTGATTTAGTACCTACATATTTGTCCGGGTTTTTAAGATTGTACTTTCCTTGGGCAAATCTTGACATTAGTAAACAACATTTCTCTCATCAAAAAGTGAAGTTTCTGCAGAAGTTTTATAACCTAATGTAGATGTTTTCTTCCTATACAAGTTTAATATTTGAGATACAACATCAGTAAGTTCAATTTCTTTTAAGCCCTTTAATGTATCTAACAAGACGTATACAGGAACTTGATCTATTTGTGCTTGCTGTAAAAATATTGCTGCTGTGTTGATTGCTGATACTTTGTCAAAACCTCTTTTTAGAAAATATCCTACTACTGCACTTACATCACTTGCATTATAAGAAATTGGGTCTTTAAAATAATTATTAAAAATAACTTGAGTTTCTTCTTGTGTAGGCTGTTGGGGATTACTACTTAATGCCATATTATTCTCCTAAGGCGCTTTTCATAAAATTAAATAATTTAAAGTCGCCGGCAAATATTGCTGATTGTATGTCAGATAATATAATATTTTTTTGGTCTGGTGATAATTGATTGTATCCTTGAAAGTCTAGGTCTTCAACAAATCCTGTGTTAAGTACTTTAGCAAGAAAGCTATTAAATGCTTCAGGGTTGTTACTTAATCTATTCCATGTTGATTCAGGATCTCCTGTTCTTCTACTTGCAGGTAGTCTAACATCCGGAACAAAGTTATTTTGTTGATCCCTAACAGGAGTAAAATATCCGGGAATAGTGCTTGAAGATCTAGGTCTAGTTGCTGTATTTTTGAAAATTGTACTTGTTAAAAAATCACTAGCAACGCCTGCTACAACTGATTTTACAAGGGGACTTTTAAAAGGTAATATATCAGTTATTTTCTGTAAAACAGGAGTAAGAATAAGATCAGCTATATTAGCAGTGCCTTGACTAGTTGTTAAAGGACTAAATGTATTGTCGTACAGTGTTTCGGGATCAGCAAAGTTTGTAGGTTCACTATTTTCTCCTATTATTCCGTTATCATACATAACAGACTCGTAAGCAATAGAAATTGAGTTTTCATTAAAACTACTACCGTCTGAGCTATCAACTCCTCCATGGTTCCACGAACTAAGTAAAGGATTAACAAGAGTATAACTGAACCAATTTTGTAAACTCAGTTGATATATTTTTATTGTTGAAAAGAATGGTTTATCGTAAAAGTTATTTAATCCATAATTTGGTGTACGTGGCGAATACTTGTCTCTTGGTGCAAAACTTCCATCAGTAGTAGATGTAGACGAACTTAATGAATGATTTCCGTCTTGGAAATAAAATCTATAGTACTCTTCTAACATTGCTCTAGTTGCGCCTAAATTATCATCGTGTAATACAAGATTAACATCTTGATAATCTAGTCTAGTCTGCATATTCTTCTTGCGATTGTACTGTTGTTTATTTTGTATATCTGCTCTAAAACCAGGCAAATCTGCGGACTTTACTAATACACCGATTTGTTTTTGAAATTGTTTCATATTTGAACCAATACTTACATCATCGGTAACTTCAAAAACAACATGATAAAGAAACTTTGTTTTAGGTGCAAATATATGCCCATACTCATTAAAAAGATTATGTGCATGTTGTGCGTCACGCAAGTGAGTGTTTAACGCTTGATTATCTAAATAGTTGTTGAAAAAGCTCATACTAATATTTATCCTCACTTATTAGGTGCGTATATAATAAAAAAGCAGGAATCATTTGACCCCTGCTTCTTAAATTACAAGATACCCAATTACTAAGCTATTAGCCAGTTACTTGAGTACCGCCTACGCCGTCTGCTGCAATTCTGCTTACTACTTCACCAACTCCAGTAAACTGCTCGTCTGCGCCATACTGGATAGCGTTGTCATAACGAATAGAAAGTGTTGTAGTTACTGCATCACTTGTAGCATATGCTAGTGTATTATAATTTGCTGATTCTAGATAACAACCTACTAGTTGGAATCTATCAATTACGTTTGAACCGTTGGCGCCGTTGCCGCCGTCTAAGATTTCAATTTTTGTAATAAACTTATATGTACCGCCTGATACAGCACTTGATTGTTCAAAGAAGTCAAACTGTCTTTGAAGCTGCTGACCAATGATTTTCTGTACATTGTTATTTGCATCTTCACGTAAAGTGATTGTAATTGGATCCCATGTGTGTTTACCAGCAAGATAGCTTCTTGAATTATAAGCATCGATAGTCATTTGTTCAAACGTTAAGTTTGGACGAGTTACATCAACTACCTGTCTTGTAATTTCACGGATGCCGTCAGCACCACCTGTTGTACCAAAATTTTCAAACAATACTCTAAAACGGTATTGTAATTTAGGCATGAGTAGTGAACTATTGCTTCCGCCACCATCTTCTGTTGGAATCGAAATATTTGTTAATGTTGTAATTGGCATTCTTGTTCTCCTGTTACAGTTGTATTTATGCAATTTAAGAGTGGGATTTCTCCCACTCTATAAAGTACGCATATTATCCCAGAGCTGCAATTTCTCCTGTATTCTTAAGTCTTAATGGAATGTAAATGAATTCAATTGCTTTTACTGGTTCAATTGCAATATCCAAATACAGCTCGTTTCTATCTACTCTCGCAGGAGTATTGTTTGATTCGTCACACACAACTAAGAAGTCATATAATGCTCTTAGTCCAACCAATTCAATTAACAACTGATCAGCTGCAGATTTAATTTGGTCACGTGTAATTTTATCATTTGGTTCAAACAAATAAGGTCTTGCAAGTAGTTCCAATTGTCCACGTAAGTAAACAACCAAACGTGCTACATTGACCCTATCTAGTGCAGAAGCATTTCTTGCTCTAGTTTTCTGACCAAATACAACTAACCCTGCTCCGCTAATAAACGTAATTGGGTTAATTTGTGCTGAGTACAACGTGTCACGCTGTCCTGTGTTAAGAGCAACACCTACAAATTCTCCTTCAGCATTAATAAAACCTGAACTTGAAGCATTTGTTACACCGCCGCGTCTTGTACCTGCTGGAGCAAACCAGGGGAATGCTACTTGGTCATTAAGTACAAGTGTGCGTAGTGCCATATGTGATGCTGGAACTACAACATTGTTTCCAAAGTTATCACTTGAAAAGCCTGCTGGATAGTACATACCTAAATATTCGTCTTTAGATACACCACCTAAATCATTATCTTCTAGTGCGCCTCTTACGTTATTAGCCCACTCATTTAATGATGTAGCATCTGGTGTTAAGCGTAATGGTGTATCACCTACAACAAAAGCAGTTAAGCGTCTGTCATAATTAAGTGTAACCATTTCACCAATCAATTCAGGATATCCTGGCGTAGCAACTAAGTTAAACTGGCGACTTTCTTCGTCACGTATATCTTGATTGCTGTTAACCATAGCCTGTAGTGCTTGTACGACACTCTTGCGCTGTGCATGACGTCCAAATGTGCCTGAGCCATCTGCATTGTTTCCTGAGTCAGTTACCCATCTATGTGGATAGTAACTACCCATAGGTTGATCAATAACGTCTGCTGGATCTGAACTTTGTGGATCATCTACTTCAAAACGTTGATTTGAACCTGCAACATCAATTGAATTTAATACAAATTTCTTAACATTAAATCCGCTTCTGCGTGTGTTCCATAGCAACATTCCTTTTGGATATAGTGCAGGATCTGGAGCATCTGGATCTAAGTAATCGTTATCAAGTAAATCAACAATTGCTGCTGCTGCATATGGGCCTGCTGCGCTTCCGCCGCTTGTAGACCAACGTGCGTCTGCAAATAGCATACCTGCTTCAGTAGTTTGGTCTGACTCCC